ATCGCCTACGACCCGGCGTTCTTCCAACGCACCGCCGAAGCCCTGGCCGAGGACGGGTTCCCGATGGTGGAGTTCCCGCAGTCGCCGCAACGCATGGTGCCGGCGTGCGGGCATCTCTACGAGATGATCGTCAACCAGAAGATTGCGCACGACGGCAACCCGCTGTTCTCCGACCAGGTGCTGTCGGCGGCGCAACGCGTCAAGGACAACGGTTGGACGTTGAGCAAAGGCAAGTCGAAACGCAAGATCGACGCGGTGATCGCGTTGGCGATGGCGGTCGACCGGGCGACGACGACTCCGCCGGACGAACCGACACCGGGCTTCTTCGTGGTCTGACTAGGCTTTCTGAACTACGATGGGAGGGACTATGAAAGTGATGGTGCTCGAGTTGGCTGGAATCGCGTGTCTGGTCATAGCCGCAGGGCTCGTCTCGCCGGCGTTCGGTTTGGCGGTGCTCGGCGTCGGCTGCCTCGTGTCGGCGTGGGGTTTGGCGAAAGCCGAGAAGCAGGATAAACGGTGATCGTCGACCGCCTGCTGCCCAAAGAGGAGCGCGCAATCTCGTTCCAGTCGTTGTTCGCTGCCGGCGACGGGTTCACGTTCACGACGAACGCGGGCACGACGGTCACCCAGGACGACTCGCTGAAAATCGGCACGGTGTACGCGTGCGTGCGGCTGATCGCCGACACCATCTCCACGCTGCCGGTCGATTCGTACATCCGCCAGGAGGGCGTGCGTCTCCAGTACCGGCCGCGACCCGCCTGGCTCGACCAGCCGGACATCGGCGTCACCAAAGAAGACCACTTCCAGCAGGTGATGGTTTCGCTGCTGCTCAACGGCAACAGCTTCACGCGCATCATCCGCGACGAAGAAGGCGAAGTCCTGGCCCTGTCGGTGTTGAACCCGCAATACACCGAGGTGCGCCGCGACAAGAACGGCCGCATCTTCTACGTGCACAACGAACGCGACCGCGTCGAGGACGTCGACATGATCCACATCAAGGACCTGACGCTGCCGGGCGAGATGCGCGGCAAGTCCCGCATCGAGCTCGTCAAGGAAAACCTCGGCTTGGCGCGCGCGCTCGAGGAGTTCGCCGCGAGGTTCTTCGGGCAGGGTTCGCAGACCACCGGCATCATCCAGTTCCCCGGCAACCTGTCGCGCGAGCAAGCCAAGAACCTCGTCGAGTCCTTCGAGGAGGGCCACAAGGGTCTGCGCCGCTCGCACCGCCCCGGCATCCTGTTCGGCGGGGCGACGTTCGAGAAGACGGGCGTCAACCCGAACGAGTCGCAGTTCATCGAATCGCGCCAGTTCGCGGTCGAGGAGATCGCGCGCGTGTTCCGCGTCCCGCCGTCGATGATCGGCGTGACCACACCCGGCGCCATGTCCTACGCGTCGGTCGAAGCCAACCAGCTGCACTTCCTCCAACACTCCCTCACCCCGTACCTGGCGAAGGTCGAGTCCGAGTATTCGGTGCTGCTCGCCGGCCGCGCCTTCATCCGCTTCACCACCGCCGGCCTGCTGCGCGGCGACATCGCCGCACGCAACGCCTCCTACCAATCGGGGCTCAACAACGGCTACCTGTCGGTCAACGACGTGCGACGCATGGAGGACATGACGCCCATCGAAGGCGGCGACGCCTACCGCGTGCCGCTCACCAACATCGACATCACCGCCGCCAACCTCGCCGACCTCGACCGCAAATCGTTCATCGCCCAACGACTCGTGCTGTCCGGCTTCCAGCCGGCCGCCGTGCTCGCCTTCCTCGGGATGCCCGAAATCGAGCACACCGGTGTCCCGTCGACCCAGCTGCAACCCGTCGCCACCCTCAACCCCATCGCGCCGCAAACGGTCTACGACCCCGGCACGCGCGACATCAACCTCAACATGCCCGGTTGATGATCTGATGCCCTACTTCATCACCGATTCCTCGCCCGATTGCGACGGCTGGGCCACCATCAAGGAAGACGGCGAAGTGATCGGCTGCCACACCACCAAGCAGGCGGCCATCGACCAGATGGTCGCCGTGTCGATAGCCGAAGACCTGGAGCCGGGCGGCGAACGGGACCTGCGCGTCTCGCCCAACCTGCCCGACACGTACCGCCCGGCGTCGTCGTCCGATGTGCCCGCCAACCACAACTGCGGCAACTGCGGGTACTTCAACAACTACTACTGCAAACGGTGGGATGCGCTCGTCTCGCCGCACTACTACTGCGCCGCTTGGGAACCGATTTCGGTCCGCAACCCCAACTACAACCCGGGGTCGACCGTCGAATCGGGCGACATCTCCGGCTACGACCTCGACTACTACGGCGGCGCCAACATCCTGCGAGAGCTCAGCTTCGACGTGCCGCAATACATCCGGAGCAACGCACGCAAAGGACTCGACTACTACGGCCGCGGCCTGGGCGGCGACGGATTGGTGGAGCGCACGATCCGCGAGGCGCGCGAGATGGCGGCCGGGCGGGTCACCGAGGACAAGGTCGTGCGCGCAGCCGCCTGGGGAGCACGCCACATGGCCGACCTCGACGCGGTGCAGAACAGCAACCCGAACAACGAACGGTTCCCCGGCCCGGGCGCGGTCGCGTTCTATTTGTGGGGCATGGACCCGACGAACCCGCAGCCGGCGTTGCAGTGGTTCGAGCGCCAGGCGGAACGCGTCAGGGCCGAACGCGCCGACGGGGCGTCGACGCCCGCACCCAAGAAGGACCAGATCACAGGCTCGGAGAAGAACCCCGAAGGTTCCGCGTCGGGTGCCGCAGGCTCGGGCACCATCGAACTCACCGAAGCCATCGAGACCGGTCTGCGCAACAAGGTGACAGAGCACAACGATTCGCTCGAGGCAGGAGCACCCGCCTGGAAGCGTGCGACGACCGGCATGTTGCGCGCCGTCTACCGTCGCGGCGCCGGAGCATACTCCACCAGCCACCGACCGGGCATCTCGCGCAACGCGTGGGCGATGGCGCGCGTCAACGCTTTCTTGGTACTCTTGAGGCGGGGCAGACCGGCGAATGCCTCGTACATCACCGACAACGACCTTCTGCCGAAAGGACACCCACGATCCTCGAGAAACTGATGACCGAAAAAGTTGAGACGCGCAGAGTCAAGTTCGCGGACTTCGAGGTCCGTTCCACGACCGAGGACGACACCGACTACATGTCGTTCCGCGGCTACGCCGCGGTCTTCAACTCGCCGTCGCAGCCGCTGCCGTTCATCGAGACGGTGAAACCGGGTGCGTTCAAGAAGTCGCTGCGTTCGCGCAACAACGTGCGGATGTACCTCAACCACGACTCGAACATGCTGCTGGCCACCACGCGCGCCGGCACGCTGCGACTCGAGGAGGATTCCAAAGGTCTGATGGTGGACGCGGACCTGCCGCCGACCACGATCGGCCGCGACCTGTCGATCCTGATGCAACGCGGCGACGTCGACTCGATGTCGTTCGGTTTCTCGGTGCCCCGCGGCGGCGACCGGTATTCCGACGACGGCTCGATCCGCGAGCTGCACGAAGTGCGCCTGTTCGAGGTCTCCGTCGTCACCGGCTTCCCCGCCTACGAGGGCACCAGCGCCAACGTTCGCAGCCTCGAAGCCCTGGCGTCCCGCACGTCCGTCGACGCCGACAAACTGGCGGCGGCGATCACCGTGCTCGAGGCCGGTGCGGAGCTCGACGACGACCAGGCGGCCCTGCTGTCGGACGTGGTCGCCAAGTTGCGCAAGCAACCCGAGACCAATCCGGGTCGGGTCGCGGTGATGCAGAAGCAACTTGACCTGTTGAAGAACATCGCCTAGTATCGTTGTCACGGTCGAGAAGCGGAGCCGCTGCGACTGCCAGCTGAGGAGCCTCGCTGGGTGCGATAAAAAATCGTTGCGTACCCGACAACACTTTGGAGACCCACAGTGAATGAATACATCCAGCGACAAGTAGAACAGCGTCAGCGCGTCTGGGATGCGGCCAAGGCCCTTCTCGACTCGGCTGCCGAAGCCAAGCGCGACCTCACCGCAGAGGAAGAGGCGTCGTACCAGAAGATGAACACCGAGCTCAACGAGCGCGGCGCACGCATCGAAGCCCTCAAGGCCGATGCCGAGCGTGAAGCCAAGATCGAAGCGGCCACCCGCGACATCGTGTCGCAGGTCCGCCCGGAGACCCGCGCGCCCAAGGGCGACGAGGAAGTCCTCCGCGCGATGGGACGCGGCGAAGTTCGCGGCCACACCTTCGCCTACGAGACCCGCGACGTCACCAAGTCGTCCACCGGCGCACCCGTTCCGACCTCGTTCTACGACAAGGTCATCGACCAGGCCCGCTTGGTCGGCCCGATGCTCGACGTGAGCACCGTCCTGCGCACTGCTGGCGGCGAGAACCTCCAGATTCCGTCGCAGGCCGGATGGTCGACCGCGGCAATCACCTCGGAAGGCGCAGCCATCTCCGAGTCCGACCCGACGTTCAACAGCTTCGTCACCCTGAGCGCATACAAGTATTCGTTCCTGGTGCAGCTGTCGCGTGAACTGATCGAGGACTCGGGCGTCGACATCCTCGGCTTCCTGGCCACGCAGACCGGCAACGCCCTCGGCTACAAGGTCAACAACGACCTGACCGTCGGCACCGGCTCGAGCCAGCCCAACGGCATCGTGACCGCGGCCTCCTCGGCCGTCACCGGCACGACCGCAGGCCCGACGTTCAGCGCGGACGACCTCATCACGCTGGCCTACTCCGTCGACGGGGCCGCCCGTCGCCTCCCCGGTATCGGCTTCATGATGAACACCACCTCGCTCGGCGTCACGCGCAAGCTGAAGGACAACTCCGGCCGCTACATCTTCGAGCCCTCGCTCGCAGACGGCAACGACCGCGTCCTGAACTACCCGGTCTACGAGAACCCGGCGATGGCCTCCAACTCTTCGGCGAGCAAGTCGGTGATCTTCGGACACTTCCCCAGCTACTACGTGCGCATGGCCGGCGGCCTGCGCCTCGACCGCAGCGACGACTACGCGTTCAACGCCGACCTCGTCACGTTCCGCGCCTCGATGCGCGTGGACGGCAACCTGCCCCAGACCAGCCACGTCAAGTTCTACAAGAACGCCAACGCCTGATCCGGGGCCGGGTGACCCGGTCACAACACGAATCGAAGCGGGCGGCGGCATACACGCAACGTTGCCGCCGTCCGCCTAGACTCGCCACGCTGACACCAAGGAGGGATGCGTGAATGAAGGTCATCATCAAGGGCGTGCCGGTCGAGCTGCCGGAACCGACGGCGATCCTGCTCATCCAGCGGGGCGCCGCTCACTTGTTAGAGGAGTCAGTCGTCGACCCGAGGACGCAGTCAGAGCCCTCTGGTACTCCAACGCGCCGTGGGCGGGCACGGGCTACGGGCAACAAACCCAGCAAGCGGTCACGCGCCTCATTGAAGACGGCCACGAAATCGCGATCCACACGATGTACGGACTCGAAGCCTCGACGTCGACGTGGAACGGAATCAAGATCTACCCGCGAGGAATGAGCCCGTACAGCGACGACATCCTCGCCGCCCACTGGATGGACTGGACGCAAGCCAGCAAACTCCCGAAACTGCTCATCACCCTGTTCGACGTCTGGGTGCTGAGAGCCGGGAACCTGGACAAGATCCACAACATCGCCTCCTGGGTGCCCATCGACCACCAGCCGCTGCCGCCCGACGTCGCCAAGTGGTGCATGAAACCGAACGTGATGCCGATTGCGATGAGCCAGTTCGGCAAGAGGATGCTCGACCAGCAGGGCATCCGCAACGTCTACGTGCCGCACGCAATCGAATCCGTGTTCAAGCCGACCGACGCAATCACCGACAGCAACGGCAAGCGGGTCACCGGGCGCGAGCTGATGGGGTTCGACGACGACAAGTTCGTCGTGATGATGACCGCCGTCAACAAGGGCGTGCATCCACCGCGCAAGGCGTTCGCCGAGAACTTCATGGCCTTCAGCATGTTCGCCACCAAGCACCCCGACGCCGTGCTCTACATGCACAGCTGCCAAGCACCGTCAATGGGCGGCATCGACCTCAAAGTCCTGGCGACGATGTGCGGCATCGAAGAAGACCGCATCAAGTACGTCGACGAGTACCTCTACCGGATGGGTCTCCCGCAGAACGCGATGGCCGCCCTCTACACCGCGGCCGACGTCTACCTCGGCGCGTCGATGGGCGAAGGCTTCGGCATCCCCGTCGTCGAAGCCCAGGCGTGCGGCACGCCGGTCATCGTCTCCAACTTCTCGGCGCAACCCGAGCTCGTCGGCGACGGCTGGCTCGTGGAAGGCCAACCCTACTGGGACCCCGCCCAAATCGCCTGGTTCTTCACGCCGGCGGTGTCGAGCATCCTGTCGGGGCTCGAGCAGGCATACGCGCGCGGACGCGTCAAGTCGCAGAAGGCGATCACCTTCGCCGGCCAGTACGAGGCGGACACGGTGTTCGACAAGTTCTGGAGGCCCGCGATGAAGGAGCTCGCCGCATGGTGCCGCTCGTCCCAGTCCTGATCGTGCCGGTGCTCACCGAGCACCACCGCGTCGACCAAATGCTGGCCTCGTTCAACGGCCGCATCCGCGACCTCGTCGTCATCGACAACGGACCGTGCGAATGGCAGGCATGCCGCGAGCATGCCGAACGCACCTGGCACGTGCGCGTCCCGTCCAACCTCGGCGTCGCCGCATCCTGGAACTTCGGCATCAAAGCGACGCCACGGTCGCCCGGCTGGATGATCGTCAACCACGACGTCACCTTCGGGGAGAACGCGGTCGCCGACTTCTACTGGTCGTGCAGCCCCGGCAACATCGTGCTCGGCGGCAAGCCGCCGTGGTCCTGCTTCTGGCTCGGCTCCAAAGTCGTCGAGATGGTCGGCTTGTTCCACGAAGGATTCCATCCCGCCTACTTCGAGGACAACGACTACGAGGTGCGCGCCCACCGCAAAGGCATCCCCATCGAGCGGTCCTTGGCGGCGATCTACCACCGCAACTCCTCGACCCTGCTGTCCAAGGCCGAGTTCCAGATGCGCAACCAGGCGACCTTCGACGCCAACCGCAAACTGTTCGAGACAAGAATGGTCCAAGACCATCCGTTGGATTGGGACCTGCAACGAAGGCTGGACCTCGGATGGGACTGAAAGAGACGGTGGTGGTGGCCACGACCCCGGGCCGCGAGGCGTGGTTGACCGACTGCTTGGCGAGCATCGAGCGGGAGGTGTTGGTGTTGCGGCAAGGCGGCACGTGGGAGTTGGGAAAGATCAAATGGTTGTACGAGAACACGCAGTTGGACCGCTTCTTGTTCCTCCACGATTCGGTGGTGGTCAAAGACCAAGCGTTCTTCGACCGCATGTTCGAGCACGACGGTTCGGTGTCGGTCACCAACGACCCGGGCATCTTCGGGATGTACATGGGTATCTACACTCGTGAGCATCTCGGCCGGGTGGAGCTGTATTCCCCGGTGACGCAGCGCGATTCGATTCGTGCCGAAGTCGAGTGGACACACCGCTACGCGACTGCCGCCGGCAACGTGCCCGTGGTGTTCCCCGACTTGCGCGACCAGCTCAACGTCGGCTTCGTCGAGCACCATGGGCGAAAGAACATGGTGTTGGAGAACTATTATTTGAGGAAGTTCAAGGGCACTTGGGGTTGATGGAAACCTCGGTCAACCAGCAGGTCCGCGAAAGGTTGCGTGCCGTCGGGCTCAGCGAGTTCGGGTCGGTCGACACGTGGCTCGAGTTGTTGCACGAGTTCGGCTTCAACGACGAGGAACGCCAGGAGCTGCCCGAGGAGGTGTGGACCGCCCGAGGCATGGGGTTGAGGATTTGGCAGTATCCCAACCAGTTCGGACCGTACATGGCTTGGTTGTGTTCGCAGGCGTCGAGCATCGGGTCGTACCTGGAAATCGGGACTCGTCACGGCGGCACGTTCATCACGCATGTCGAGACGTTGCGCCGG